AGAATAGATTGGAACTAGTACTGCAAAGAACGTGGGCCAGAACCCCTTCGCTAGTACAATACCGGTCAGCCAAAGCATTGTAGCAATAATACCGCCAAGTTTCATTTTATTAAACCTTATGTTGAAGTCTGTTTACTTATTAATAGTCCAAAATACTATGGCAAAGAATACCACCCAGCATACACCACCAATTGTATTTTGTAGATTAGGACCAATCTCAATCATCTCATTTATCTCTGAATAGAAACCAAAGTACAGCAACGCCAGTCAAAAAACATACACCAAAAATCATACCACCTATAGCATGACTTAGGTTAGGACCAATCTCAATCATCTTCCTCATCCTCAAACCGGGCCCGCTCTCCAAGACCGGATCGGCCGCGGTCGTCGGATAACTCATCGTCCCCAAAGTGTTCTTCATACTGCTCCAGCGCAGCGATTAATTCCTGACAGCGCCGCTTCATGCTGTCGAAATAGGGTTGTTCGTAGCGGTTCAAGTCCAACGGCTCACCGTCGTCCACCGCTTCGGCGATCATGTTTTGGCACTGTCGCAGTTCGGCAGCAGTGTTTTCAAACGCACAATAGCTCATGCTCGGCATAGTGTAGCCCCCTGTTTCAACTTGTGCATACTAGCAATCAACATAGACAATGTGGTTGGTATCGCAGCGTCGCTTACGGCATGGTGATCTCCATGACATCGCGTGCGAGGTGCTTGCGGATCTCCTCCAAGCGCGACTGATCGCGATCGTGTTTGGCTTCCATCCGCTGCATCTCGCGCTCGGCCATCATGGCCTCCTCGCGGTTACCCACATACTCGACCACCACCTTGGGCCGTTGCTTGGCCTCGACCTCCTCCAATAGCTGGCGTGCGTAGATACCGATGCGGCTCTTGCCGTCCGCCATCGCGGCGCGCCAGTAGCTGGCCTGCTTGGAGGTGAGGTAGCCGCGTGCCTCGAAGAAGTTGGCCATGCTGGTCCCCATGCGTGCATGGGCAGGGCGGAAGCCGCGACCGTTCTGATGCTTGGTGGTCTCGCTGACCTGCTCATCAGAGGTCTGGCGGTTGCGCAATACGATCAGCGCACGCCCCACCGCGCGGTCATTGGTTGCGAGCAGTTCTCGTATGGTTTCGACGTTGTGTTGCATCTGTGTGCTCCTCGTTGCCTTATTCATCATATGATTAGAATACCATCACCAGAAAATTAGGTAAATGATACTTTATGCATATCAGCTATTCATCTGCATCAATGTAGAAGTTATTGTGTTCCACCATATCTTTAACTTCTCGTTCACCCATCCATTTCAAGCAAGCCAGGGTGACTCGTTCCGCATCAAGATTACCATCATCTATAGCATTGATGATTTTGTTGGTATATTCTTGATCTGGAACACTAACAGGGAGTTCCTCGGCTGCGATTTCAATATCATTGTCGATCATCTTAAGGTCATTAAGAACACACTCAAGGTCCACTACATGGTTTTGACATAAAGTGACTATAACATCTGCCATATTAGCTCCTTTAAAACGACTCATCGCCTCAATCATCTTCTTATCAAGGGCAAGAACTGTTTCTAGTTTGTCAATTGCGGTATTAAGAGTCATTCATCTTCTTCCAACATTAATTGCTCAATAATTTCCGCTAGGATATCCTTATTATAGTCGCAAACACCATCAGCGAACTGCTTACGAAACGTCTGCAAATCCCACAATCGACTATAATCTACAGCAAATGCTTCTTTACCACGCGAATACTCAACACCAGTAAGGTCATTAAGTGCATTATCTATAGACTCACGAGTAGTGCTAATATACTGATCAACAACGCGCAAGATATCTTCTTTAAGACTCATTATCTTATTCCTTATTGGGAAGTGATATCAAAGGTGAAAGTAGCACAGTCACATGCTAGAACACCATATTCCATTGCATCATGATACTTGAGAAAATCGGAATCTTCCGAAACATCGATGCAAAAACACTGCCCATATTCATCTACCATACCATTGATAAATTTATCGATGGCCTTTATATCTGCATCTGAAAGACCAGAATCGTCAGAATTAACCAAAGAAGATGCCCAATGCACAGGCAATACCAATTCAAGATTCTTCATCTCAAGCATCCTTTCCGATATACATTCCACCATCTACGATGCGGAATTTGAGATTAGAAGTATGCATAACATCATAACCGTCAGAAGAGAAAGACTCCAACAAGTCACTTTTATATGCGCGTATCCACAACCATCCAGTGGATGTATTGACCTGCACATAGAACTTACCTTTGTGAGCCTTAATAGCATCATACATTATCACAATACTCCTGATTCTTTATCAAAGATAACAAGCTTTGCCACGGACCTGAGCATTACCAGAGACCTTAGCATTGTCAGAGACATAAGCATTACCAAAGACCTTGGCGCTGTCATAGACTCTAGCATTGTCGCAGACCCAAGCATTACCATAGACCTGAGCATCACCAAAGACCTGAGCATTACCAGAGACCCAAGCATTACCAGAGACCATAGCATTACCATAAACCTTAGCATTACCAGAGACCATGGCATCACCAAAGACCTGAGCATTGCCATAGACCATGGCATCACCAAAGACACAAGCATCAAGTCCAACAAAAGCACTATCAGCAACATAAGCTGTATCAGCAACCCAGCCACCACCTTTTGAGTGTCGATGTGCTGCTACAGGTCCATTACCGTCCTTGAAATCATACATGGTAGTTTCCTTATTCATCATATTAAGAATATACCACCAACAGAAAATTAGATAAATGATACTTTATGCATGGCTGTTATGCATCAAGTCGCCTTCATACATAATTACCAGAGATATCACCGGTCAGTTGGTCGTCTGCGGAAAGCCACACGTAAAAATCATAAGATGCTTCGCCACATGAGCCGATTGCCGGAACAACAACCGCTATTTCTCCATCTTCATAAATCCACCGAGCCGGGCCCGTCGTGTAATTGTCGCAACCCCAGAGGTTGAGCATGCTTTGAGCATATTCTGTTGCGGTAACTTCATTGAGATAATGCGTCATATTCTCGTTTCCTTATTCATCATATGACTAGAATACCATCACCAGTAAATTAGGTACATGATACTTTGGGCATAGCTACTATGCATCAAGCCGCCTTCATGCAGGTGACTTTTGCGATGCGCTTCCAGTTGCCACCCTTACGACGGCAGGCAGCGACTTTCAGAGCCATACGAAGCGACAGCTCACGGAGAGAGGTATGGTTCTCTTCGATGAAGTTCATCACCTCGTCCTGAGCAGCCTGATCCATGCCGGTCTTGGCCAGCAGGCCATTCTTCATCACCATCCGGATGCGCACCAGGTAGTCACGGGCATTCTTCATGGCAAGGTCGATGTAGTGGGCACGAGACACGAGCGCCTGCATGTGAGGAGCCAGCTTGTGGCCACGATCGATCATGGCATCAAAGTCAAGATTTGTGATGAAGATGATCGTACCATCGAACTGGAAGCTCTTAGGAAGACGCTCTGCAGACTCTTCGTCGATCAGGTTACCTTCTGCACGGTAGCTGACGGTGCGACGATCGCTGGAGTCGAGGACGGCCTTCAAGAAGCCAAGAGAGATGTCATCGAAGAAGACGCTATCGGCATCGTCAAACACCAGGACGTCGCCAGCATTCTTGTGCTGATACAGGAGCTTGTAGACACCGGTCGCCTTGACATAACCCTTGATGATGCTCTCATCCGAGATGCCAGCCTTGGTGATCACATCTTCAACAGTGTGGGACTTACCCAGACCGGCAGGACCAGACACCACGAGAGCACGGATGTCGCCATCCACGGCAGCCTGAGCCATCTCCTCGAGCACCTCAAAGCGCTCAGTGAGCTTGGCCTCGATTTGCTCATCGGTCTCAACGATAGCCGGAACCTGCACATTCATGATCTTCGACAGACCGGTATTGGTGTTAGCTTTGGTGTTATTACGGACATATACGCCACGAGGCATCAGTTAGTTTCCTTATTCATCATATGATCAGAATACCATCGGCCGCAAATTAGGTACATGCTGCTTTTTGGTATAGCAGCTATTCATCTACCGCGGTCATGAGCATTGCTATGAAGCACAACTGTTCGTTCCACCAACCAAGTCATCACCAGAGACAATAGTATTACCAGAGACCTGAGCATTGTCATATACAATAGCATTGCCATAGACCATGGCATCACTAAAGACCTGAGCATTGCCATAGACCATGGCATCACCAAAGACACTAGCATTATTAGAGACTTTAACATTACCAAAGACCTGAGCATCGCCATAGACCCAAGCAGTATCAAAGACCTGAGCATTGCCATAGACCCAAGCATAACCAAAGACACAAGCAGCAGGTCCAACAAAAGCACTATCAGCAACATAAGCTGTATCAGCAACCCAGCCACCACCATTGGGGTGTTTGTGCGCTGCTACAGGTCCATTACCGTCCTTGAAATCATACATGGTAGTTTCCTCATTCATCATATTAAGAATATACCATCACCAGAAAATTAGGTAAATGATACTTTATGCATAACAGCTATTCATCTACCGCGGTCATGACCTCATAGCTATCGACTTCATAAGTCACTCGAAACGAATCCTGCCACTGGCTCTGCGCCCGTAAAGCAACCGTCTCAGCCAGCTGACGTGTGGCATAAACACCAACCAAGTTTGAATTGACCATGTCATATTCACTACTAAGCTTAGTCACCGTGAAAACTTGCATTTTAAACTCCAATTAGTTTGACCATGATCAAGACGGACACACCGAAGATCACGATGGATTTAAGGATGGACCACACCATAGCCTTGCTATAGCGGTAGTCCTGAGGGGTGAAGCCGTCTTGATCAATCATCATGGTTAAGAATACCATTCGCCTGAAATTAGGTAAACGCTTCTTGATGCATATCAGCTATACATCAGAAGCATCGATATACACGCAGACGTCATTGCAGCCATCAACCTCACAATAGACAGAATCCTCATCGGTATCCTGCCAACCACCCTCATACATACCAGCGACCACCACTCGGGCATCCTGATCCATACGCGACAAAACAGCTATCAACTCACGAACGTTCATGTTGCATTCCCTTATTCCATTATGATTAGAATATCATATCCTCAAAATTAAGTAAACAGCAACAATATCAATGGCTTAGGCCTAAGTGGTTGATAAGATTAGCTAATCTTTTTTCACTTTTTTCGAAAAAAATAGAAAGCTACCAGAGCTCTCTCGTCTCACTTTAAGGTAGATATACCTGACACGTGATGTCTAACAGCGCGAGAGAAGCTGTTTCAAGTCAAGTCATTGATATGGTTAGATATTTAAAAAAGCTTAAGTCATTGATATCATTAGCTTTTTATCTTGAAGAGCTTTAAAAAGAGCCAAAAAAGCCTAAATGGATAAGAAGCTGACCGATCTCCTGTCATAGCTGCTATTCACCAGGTGATATGTACCTAATTTTCTGGTGATGGTATTCTGATCATATGATGAATAAGGAAACTGGCATGACTCTTCAACTTGGTAAGCTTGGTGAAATTTACCTCAACGATCCTAACTTTGATGCCAAGCTCAAAGCTATTCGGGCTCAGGTGTCTCTTATGAATGCTAAGCGCAAAGCGGCTGGTGATCGCGAGGTGATGAGTGGCAATTTCCGTGTGACGAAGTCCTATAGGCTTGAGCTTTACTATCGGCTCGGTCGGAATAACCCGAACAACAAGTTCTACAAACACCGCTATGGTCATGGTGTTTTTCGTATCAAGAAAGAACATGCTGAACGTGTTGCGATCTATATTCGCAATGCTTATGTCTGGAAACCAGTTTAACTTATAAGGAAACAATATCATGGTTTATGTTCCATATCGTGTGTATACCAGCAAAATCCTCGATGCTATTGATGAGGGCATCCTTGATCGTGACCAAGTCATCTTAGCTTGCTTGAACTGGATGAGCGAACAAGAAGTCAAAAATATGGCTGAATGCAATGACTTCTTCTCATACGAAGAAGAGTCCGAAGAAGAATTGGATACTTGCGAAGATATGTGAATAATCGGTTGACACAATAAAAATCTATTGGTATAATCTGCTTATAGCAATCAAATAAAGGTAAAGAAACATGGCTCACAATATCGAAATGGTTAATGGCAAGGCTCAAATGGCTTATGCTGGTGAAACTCCTTGGCATGGTCTTGGTACCAAGGTCCACAATGACCTGACTCCTGAACAGATGCTTCAGGCTGCTGGTCTTGATTGGAACGTAGAGAAGGTTCGTGCTTACGCTACTGTTGGTGGTAAGCAGGTTGATGTTGGTCGTTCTGCTCTGGTTCGCTCCAGCGACAATAAGATCCTTGACATCGTCAGTGATGATTGGAATGAAGTCCAGAACAGTGAAGCAGCTGAGTTCTTCAATGACTTCGTAATGGAAGGCGATATGGAGATGCATACTGCCGGCTCATTGGCTGATGGTCAGATTGTCTGGTTCTTGGCTAAGATCAAAGATGGCTTTACTTTGAACGGCAATGATAGTGTTGAGTCTTATTTGCAGTTCACCAACTATCTCAAGTATGGTTTCTCAACTGACGTTCGTTTTACTCCTATTCGAGTGGTTTGCAATAATACCCTTACCCTCTCCTTGAATACTAAGGTCGAACGGTTTGCTAAGATCAGCCACCGTAACCAGTTTAATGGTGACAACGTCAAGGAAATGCTTGGTGTCGCCAAGGAAAAGCTGGTCAAGTATAAAGAAATGGCTGAGTTCTTGTCTTCGAAGACTGCGAAGAACGACGAGACTATTGAGTTCTTCAAGAAGGTTTTTCCGATGACTACTGCTGCTAAGAAGGATGATCCTAATGCAGTGAGTCGGAATGCTAAGTTGGCTTACGATATTCTTGAAACTCAACCCGGTGCTGAAATGTCTGCCGGCACTTGGTGGTCTAACTTTAACTCTGTTACTTACATGACCGACCACTTGCTTGGTCGTAGTCCCGATAGCCGTCTTACTTCTTCTTGGTATGGTTTCAATCGTAATGTCAAGACTAAGGCTCTCGAGTTGGCATTAGAAATGGCAGGGGCTTAATGCCCCTAGCCTAAGAAGGAATGGAACTATGACTAAGCTCAAATTTAGGATTATTTTTTGGAGTGTGTTGGTTTCTGCCTGGGTTACTTCGTTCTTAACCGGTCTATCAGTACCACAACACTCTGGTCTAGAATTTTTTTGTGGTTATGCTTTTATTATTCTAAGTGTGTTTGTTATTGCCTTCGGTATCGGAGGTTTGGTTGCTACCATTACGAATTATTATTACGATCTACCGGAGAAGTGATATGACCAACGAAACAAAGTATGATTTTCAAGACGGTAATGGACCTGTAGCAGCACACCAGCATCCAAACGGTGGTGGTTGGGTTGCTGATACAGCTTATGTTGATCTAACTGCTTATGTTGGACCCGATGCTAGGGTTTATGGTAATGCTAAGGTCTGTGGTAATGCTAAGGTCTGTGGTAATGCTTATGTCTCTGGTAATGCTAAAGTCTTTGGTAGTGCTCGGGTCTGCGGTTTTGGTAATGCTCGGGTCTGCGGTAATGCTAAAGTCTTTGGTAATGCTCAGGTCTCAAGTAATGCTGAGGTTTATGGTAATGCTAAGATTACGAATACAGTTCTGACCGCAAATCGTAGTGATGGTTATACTTTTGCCATTTTTGATGAAGCAGACGGAACTACCAGGATCACTGCCGGTTGTAGGTTTTTTACCATTCCAGAAGCAATTGGGCACTGGACAAAGACTCGTGGTGATACTAAACTAGGTCTTGAGAGTATTGCTATTGTTAAGTATCTGGAACAAATGCATTCACTAAAGGATATGAAGTGATATGGCTGTAAATTGTAAACGTAAGATGGTTAAATCTGAAGTCGATACATTGTATGTAAACTATATAAATTTAGAACTTCTTTTAAACCATGTTAAAAAATTGATCAAGAAACACGGACCTGATGCCGTTGTGAATATGATGAGTAGTGATTTCGGTGCTTATGTGGGAGTCGTAGCAATGGTTCCCGAAACTAATGTTCAAATGGAACGCCGTATTGCACAAGAAGAACGGGCAGAAAAAGAACAAGATGAGCGAGATCAAAAAGAATACGAACGTCTAACAAAAAAGTATAAGGGATGAACAAATGCTCTATAACGAAGCGACTATCTACGATCATTTTGAACAAGTAATCGAAAAATACCTTGGCGAGCGAATGAAGACCGATGACGAATTATGCCAAGCAGTTTGGTCTTCTCTTGCTAATGTGGAATGGTATTACGTAAAATATCGAAATAAATTGCTACGCTGTGCTTATTCATTTCGTGGTGCTGGTAGTTTGATTTCTAAAATTATTGACAGGGGGAACTATATGGATTGGTATTGTTCCGGTCCTGTTGCCACGGTCAATGATGAATTCCGTCTTATTATGAAGAAGGGAGGATTCATTGCTGATGATGTGGGTCTGATTTGTGATGAACCTGGATGTCTTAAACCAGCTACATGTGGACACGAAATTATAGCTGGTATATGGTATTCTACATGTTATGAACATTCTAACTATCGATAGGATTATAAATATGAAAAATCGAATTAATGTGACTTTTGGCTTTACTCGTTATGAGTCGGAAGTATATGATAATATCACAGAATCATATACTAATAGCTTTGACCACGATGATGATAATACTTACCAATCGCTGCTAGAGAAGTTTCAAGTTATGCTTCAAGCAATGGGTTATGTATTGGGTGATAATGTCGTCATGGTTGCAAATCCAAATGATGTTGTGACTGATATCGACAGCAATATTGTTAACTTCTTTCCTAAGGATCCTGAATAATGGTTGAAGCAGATACTATTCCCTTTGGTAAAGTAGAGAAAGTCATGGCACCTTGGGGTAAAGAAGAATCAGCTCATACTTTCTTGATGACGAGCTGGTCAGGTAAGACTAAATACGCAGTAGTGATGAATCCGGTAGGTAATAAGCCAGTTCGTTGCAGCGTTTTTAAAGTTGACATTTAGTCAAACATAATATAGAATATACTTAATGGCCATGTTGACTAATTGGATAAGTTCACTGCCTTCTAAGCAGTTTTATGCAGGTTCGAGTCCTGCCATGGTCACCAATAATATAAGCGCGTCAGAACAGGTGTTCAGAGGAGTCTTATAAACTCTTTCCTCCAGATTAGAGGCTTTGGGTTGGTTCAATTCCAACGGCGCGTACCATTTTACTTGGGAATATATGATGAAAGTTTCTATGGGACGTTACCCTAAAGATGGCAACAAAAAGCGCAAGGTTGAGGTTCGTATTGACAAGTATGATGTTTGGAGTCTTGATCACACACTTGCTTTGATTATTGCGCCTGCTCTTAAAGTTATGCGGGAAAACCTTCTTGGTTCGCCATTGATTGATGATGAAGACGTGCCTGAAGAATTGCAGCGTGGTGAATATTTTAGTCAATATCAGTATGATATTGACCCTTACTGGCACAATCGATGGGAATATGTCTTGGATGAAATGATCTTTGCCTTTGAGAATCATGCTAATGTTGATTGGGAAGAGCAGTTTTATCCTGACAATGGTCCTGTAGATAAAGATGGATTAAAGGCACACATGGCACGAATGGCAAATGGTCGTAGGTTGTTCGCCAAATATTACGATGGTCTGTGGACTTAAGATGATCATCTTTACTAGAATCACTTATGGCACTCTATTCTATGTTTTAGCACTATTCCCAATTCTATTTGCCTTTACTCTTGTAGAGAAATGGTGGTATTCTTTCATCATCTATCTCTTAATGGTTATTGGTGATGTTTTAATTAAAATCTCATATAAGTTATTTAAAGGCGCACAATGATTGAAACTAAATTTAAGACTTTCTTTACTGATGTAGATAACATGTGTCAAGATCTTGGCATGGATTACATCGATGCTGTTATTCATTGGTGCGAGAAGCATGAATTTGAGGTAGAAAGTGTAGCCAGTGCTATTAAAGCTAATTCTGTATTGATGTCCAAGCTCCAAATTGAAGCAGAGAATCTAAACTTCTTGAAGAAAACAGGCGCTAGGTTACCCGTGTAATGAGACGTTGTTCTTTTCACATCTCTTTAAAAGATCAACTTCTTTGGAGACGCAGACCTAAAAAGAAGTTCCCCAGTCTTTTCTGGCAACTATATTTTAAGACCAGAAATAAGAGGGTCAACATAGTTTATGGTTCTGAATTTACTTATAAATCAAGTTACCCTCACTATTGGTTTTTAAAATCTACATTTTTGACTAAGGAGTAGTAATGACACCCTTTGAGGCATATAAAGAATATGTTGCACTTAAGCAACACTTTAATTCTACTTACAATTATGTGACTTATAATGGTAAAATCGCTGCTACAAGGACTGCTTTTGACAAGAGAAAAGATCGATTCTTCTTTGAAAAGCTAGCCAAACATGAAGATCCTAAATCATTTCTTATTGCTAATTTTCTTCATAACCCTAAGGGGTGGATCAAGGAATTAGCTTATGGTGAACAGGCTAAGACAAACTATGAGTCTTGGATCAAAAATCGCCAATCACTTTCATATCTTTTTAATAATGAAATCGATCAACTTTCTACTAACTTCAATTCCAACTTCATTGTAGAAAATAACTCACATCCAAACGTGATGAAGTTATATCTTGGTAAGAAAATTTCACTTGAGACACTTTGTATCTTATGTGAGATGACTGGTTGCCTTAGCCACTGGAAGAAGCATTGCAACGATCCTATCTTAGAAGAAATAATCTTCAAGATTGAAAAATACCTTCCATTCTTACATTATGATAAAGAGAAAGTACGCAACATTTTAGTTGACAATTTCTCATTGACTTGATATAAATATACTTGGACGCATATAGTCCAAACAACAGTTATAC